CTGGCAAAAACGGTTAAAGTGGATTATTAGGCCACACGAGCTATGCAGGAGCTAAAGACAATAAAGCTGCTGGGTGCTGCTGGTCGTAAGTTTGGCAGAGAATTTAAAGTAGCAGTCAGTTCCCCATCCGAGGCGTTTAGAGCCTTGTGTATGTTTTGCCCCAACCTAAGAGCCTGGGTTCTAGAGCAACACGAGAAGGGTGTCGCCTGGCGCGTTATTACTGACGATGCTAAGGGCCTAAAAAAGGATGAATTGGACCGCGAAACCGGCGCCGAGGTAATCATATTTGCTCCCGTGCTACAGGGTGCTGGTGGTGGTGGTGGCGGATTTTTTTCAATCATCCTTGGCGTAGTTTTAATTGCGGCTGCTCTTATTATTCCTTTTGCTGCTGCCGGTGGTGGCCTAGCATTGGGCCTTTTGGGTGGTTCGCTTGTTCTTGGAGGTGTTGCCCAGCTGCTAACACCAACTCCTGTATTAGCCACTCAAGGAAAAACAGGCGAAGAAGCATCGCAAGCGCTTGAATCGAACCTGTTTACCCGCAACTCAGGCAACGACGCTCAAGGCGAAGTGGTTCCGGTACTATACGGAGAGAGGCTGGTCACTGCTCCAAGAATTGTGAGTTTTGATTTGCAGCTTCTACCAGCATCAAGAAACATAGATCTAACAAGCACGGGGCTGCTGGGCTACGTAAACCGCACGGGATTGTAATGAAAAGTATTTATGGTGCAGGTGGTGGCGGGTCTAAAAAGAAAAAGGGGAAGGAGCCACCAAAGCCAAAAATTGCGCAAGACAATCCAGCGCTTAAGTCAATATCGCTCGCCAAAATCCAGTATTTGTTGTGCGAGGGCGAAGTAGAAGGCCCACTGTATGGAAATACTTCTGCGGGCTTGGAGAGGTCTGTTTTACTTGAGGGAACGCCTATTCGTAGCACGTCCAACCAAGTAGTTCCTCAACCTGAAGATCTAGTCTTTAGCTTCGGCAGGCCCAACGGTGAGCAAACAGGTGTTCCCGGATTTAGCGGAATCAGCCAAACAGAGGCAGTAGATACGCTCGTAACAAATGAAGCACCAGTCTCCAAAGCTATTACTGCTTCGGTCAATGTAGGCCGATACTACGCACGAGTTCTGCTGACATTTGAGGGACTTGTCCAAAGTATTGTTGATGGCGATGGAATTCCGGGACGCACAGGAGATGTACGAGCTTATTCCGTTGCGTATCGAATTGATTACGTCGATTCAGTTGGCACGACAAGAACTGCGTTTAACGGCAGTGTTGATGGTAAATTTAGCTCTACTTTTCAGCGGCAGCACGACTTCTTCTTGGAAGGCGCAGGCCCTAGCTGGACGATTACGGTCACACGCCTCACTGTAGACGATGATCAGTTAAACCCTGCAAAGTACAACACAAGCTCTGCGTTTAATTTCAGCAGCGTCATTCTTTCGCTTGACGAAAAATTTAGCTATCCCCACACCTCAATGCTCTCAGTTGGAGTTAGGGCGGATAACTATAGCGCCATCCCGGACGTAAGTATTTTGATGAAAGGGATGAAGATAGAAATCCCAAGTAATTACGACCCTATCGCAAGAACCTATTCCGGCAACTGGGACGGACTTTTTAAGGTTGCTTGGAGCAATAATCCTGCATGGGTTATCAGGGATTTGATTTTAAATGACCGCTATGGGGTTGGTCAGTATATCGGTAGTGATTCAGTCGATAAATTCTCCTTGTATGAAATTGCGCAGTATTGTGACGAACAGGTTAATAGTGCAACCGGAGGCACGGAGCCTCGTTTTACCTGCAACCTGCTGCTACAAAGTGGCGAAGAAGCATGGACTGTGTTGCAGCAACTTAGCAGCATCTTTAGGGGTCTAATTTATTACGCCGGAGAGCTTGCAATTGTCGCGCAAGATCGAGACAAGGATCCTGTTTTTACTTTCAGTGAAGCAAACACAATCCAAGACGTCTCCGATGACGGAAAGGTAAATTCAGGTAATTTTACCTACGCCGGTGCCGCAAGAAGAGCGATCCACACCGTCGCAATTGTCAGCTGGGACGATCCAGCAAACAACTATGAGACACGCATTGAATACGTAACAAACGACGATGCGTTTGAGGCTTACGGCTATAGGCCAATTGACCTAAGGCTTATTGGCGTAACAAGTCGCGGCCAAGCGCTTAGAGCAGCCAACTGGGCGCTGTTATCGGAAAGACTGCTTACCGACACAGTTACATTTAAGACCAATGAAATTGCGATGTCTCTCAGGCCGGGTGACGTCATCAACATTGCAGATACCACCAAGGCTGCATTGCGCATCGGCGGTCGAATTGAGAGTGTAAACGGTCTTGACATAACGCTAGACAAGGAACCTGTTAACCCACCCGGAGGATGGGCTGGAGCGAAAATCAGCTGGATGTATAACGATGCCGACAATCAACCGCAGCTACAGGAAGCAGATATTACAGCGCAGGTTGGTGATGTGGTCACCATTAATTCAACAGGCGGCAACACACCTGTAGCAACATTCCCTTGGCTGATTGAGTTTCCAGGGCGTACAGCACAAAAGTTTAGGGTTCTTACCGTAGCGGAACAAGACGCTGGAACATACGAGGTCTCTGCGCTTAGGTATCGCGACGACATCTATAACGCAGTTGATTTTGATTCACCACTGCAGGAAGACGAGAGCTATCTATTCAAGCCTGCCGAAATCGGTATCCCCTCAAGCGTTACGGCACAAGTTATCTGGGATAACGGCCAAGCGAAAATCGACATCAAATGGACTCCACCCACTGATGCAGTCACGTTATTTGGTTACGATTTAACCGCCAAAGAGTATCGAGTCCAGTGGCAAGCTGGGACGGTACAAGAAGACGGCAGCATAATTTGGTCTGGTGCGTTTAGGGAGCTTCCTCGCCAGGTTGATGATCGCGAGTTAGTGCCGATTGAAGACTTGACAATTGCAGATAAATTCCGCGTAAGAGTTGCAACTGTTGGACGTCTCGGCAACCAATCCGACTGGTCAGATATTGTTATTGCCGACGACATCACAACTTGGTTCCCGATGCCCGACATCAGTGGGCTGGTAAACGGGAATAGCCGCTTGATTTTCCAAAACCAAGCATCTGGTGCGCAACTGTTTACCTGGAGCTTTGATGGTCTTGCGTTACCGCCGTATGTCAATGGCGTTCGCCTAGAGGTACTCCCCAACCGGGAGCTTACAGAAAGAGAAGCAAAAGGCATCCGCGAACCAGATGAAGATGGTAGGTATATCTACGGTGACTATCCTCTTAACGAGTATGCGGTTTGCATTTTCCACGCGGACACAAACTGGAATTGCAGGGTTAGCTTTATCACCGCTGTAGAGGGTTTGTTTGGCGAAACCTATGCGACCGCAGTCGTGGATCGTTTGGACCTTGTTCCACCACCGCCCGATCAATTTACTGTCGTTACTGAAACGGACGTTGAAAGCATCGCACCATTAAGAAGATTTAGCTGGAGCTTGCCACGTTCTGAGATTACAGACATCATCGACGGCGGAACCCCGGTGGTGCCTACTCCGGGAAATATCACCGCCAACTGGCCTTTGGGCAAGGTGACTGACATTGATAAATTCCTGGTGCGATACAAAGCTGGATTTGACGCTAACTGGGAACTTGGCGTCTCATTGTTTGCTGACGGCGTACCAGGAGATCAGCGATACTTTGAAACTGAATTACTCGATGGTGGCACCTGGACCGTCATGATTCGCTCAGTTGATAAGACTGGCTGGGTTTCCGATAACCAGGCTGCAATCGTCATCAATTTTGGGGACGCAATCCCGACCAATGTTGTTGAAACCTATGAGGCGCACACAACGGGATGGACAGGACAAAAAGTAAATGCCGTTGTTAGCGGTACAACGCTGACACAAGTCGATCCCGCCGAAGACGCCTATTACTTCTTCACCTTTACTGTTGCGGCAACAGATGAGGGCACTGGCATTTTAATTACGACTGATTCTGTTGGAACTTACCAATGGTCTGTACGCAGGGTTGGCGAGGACTTGAATGATCCGTTTTACCCAA